GCTTCCAGTCAGTACCTGGCTTCGGCGTCATGACGAATGTCTTGGCTGTATAGTCGGCAGAAGTCACCCGGAACTTCATCTCCTCGAACCCCTGCAGCTTGCCTTCGGCGTTCTTGGTGACGAAGTAAGTAGTAAGTATATCATCCACAAACTGGCTCAGCCCGTCGGCATCCGTCAAGTCTGGAGTTATGGTATAGCTGCCGTCACCGTTGTCGCTCCACTCCTTGACCGTACATCCGCCTCCGGGAGAGGCGCACATCCTGCCTTTAAAATAGGTCACACGGTTATAGGCTGCTTCCGGAAAAAACACACGCTTGCGGAAAATGCCCTCTTCCATTTCAAGGATGCCATTCTTATCGATACACCCTCCGGAAATGCCGGTGAGGAATTCGCCGAACTTGGCACAATCTCCGAATGTCATGGGGAAGGGGGTGCCGTCAGCCTGGTCTTTTCGAAGGAACACCTTTGATAATTCTTCGATGCTCATTCCTTGTTGAATGAGTTCAAGAATGCCAATAAATGTCCGTCCAACCCTCTCTGCGGTATTCTCTCCCTCAGAAGAGGCGTTCCTTATCTGTAGAGCAAGTTTCCTTAATATGTCAAGTGTATCAGGCATTATTCACCAAGTACTCTAAAAGTTACACGATTAGCATTAATCCCTCCACTTCCCCTATACAGCGGAAAGTCTTTTTTATTATCATTCAAATACCGAACACATTCTTTCATATACCTATCAGCAACAGAGAAAGCATCATTATAAGCCATAAGTTTCTCCTTAAAATCAGAACGCGATGAATATTCGTTATCTTTATTGACAAATCCAAAACGGGTGACATTTCCATCTCCATTTTTCACGATACGAGCATAGGTATAATATGCTAATGTCGTTTTCAGCCCTACAAAGGAACGTTTGCCTCCACATTCTATGGTATAAGAACTACCATTAAGCAACTCACTATAATTTTCCGGATGTTCTTTCACATCTAAGAATAAAGCATCACCCAAAGCTGACTTCAAATCAATGTTCTCCGACTCCCGAATATATGCCTCTATCTTTTCCGTATCGATGTGTATTGACATCGTACGAGCCAACTTATAGACCTCATCTGTTGTTATTAGACATCGCAGCATTTCTTATATATTTAAGAGGTTGTACACTAAAGTCATTGGAAGGATTGAGAGGTTCATACCAATGCGCAAAAATTTTCTGAAAAGCCCGTTCAATCATGCGTTGTTGCTTTGACACAATAGAGTTATAGTATTCAAAAGCATCTTCCAATATATCCCCAGAAAAACCGACCTTACCAATCCGGATACAATACCAAGGCTCCTGCCCGAAAGCCGAATAAATACGTTCAACCACACTGGCATCAGTAACGGTAAACTCCTTATCATAATTTTTAGGACTAATATCCACAAACTCCGGTTTTTCTTCATCAGATTCCAAGGTTACCTCTAAGACCTTTGTCGCATTGGTGTCTCCTTGTAATTGCACGATAGTATCAGAAAAACCAGTATCTTCGTTAGTCCTATCCTCTTTTATAGGATTTCCGTTTTCATCAAAACGTACCGAAGAAGCACCTTTCTTTGTAATTATCATCCCGGAAGGCATGAAGTTACAACGCACATTACGATACTTCACATTGGCTAATCCCTCATCCGTACTCATTTCCGTAATCACACGGTCAGCTCTTCCGATAGGATACACGAATTTCCCTGTGTTGCTAATCCATAGTATCTGCCCCTTATAGTTTTCAATCCCTCCGGCAGCCCGAATTTGCGCATAGACCACCTCCTTACGTGGATTAAATACATCTATAAACTCCACATTTTCTGGTATTACCTTTATGGCTTTTCCCTGACGGGTTTTCTTTCCTGTCCAATCCGGATGAACTGCGATTTTTGCGATATATCCGGATTCATCCTCCTCCAACAAACGGCAATTTTCAAAGGGGATGTGCTGTACTTCCACTATATCTGCGAACATATTATAATTAACATGTATCGCCATCCCATCGTAATCAGCAACATCCTTGCAGACGAAAGCATGGATGTCATCTGCCGTATCTCCACGGCGGTTAACCACATATTCAGAAAAAGCAACCTCACGAAACCCATTTCCCTCTATGAAATTGGCATAACGTTCTGCACATTCGCTACCCGTTGAACTCGCAGCGATGATATTTCTTAGATGCTGGGGATATAAATTATCATCACCGTAGCTTTGGATGCCAAGATTACGTAAATAGCCCGTGTCAACACGCCTATTACTCTTCTTCTTTAATTCATTTACATTCATCGTTCCGTGAGGTTATTCTTTATTTCACCGTTTCTACGGCTTCTATAGTCTGCTTAGAGTCAACTACAGATTGAGCCTCTTTAATATGACCATCCAATACTTTAGCTGTAACTTTCTTCCCATTCAGTTTATAAGTCTTGAACGCATCTCTCACAATCTCAGAAGTAGCACCTTCCACTTCAAAGGCTTTCACCAATTCTGAGACCAAAGTTTCATCCAATGGTAAAGCAGGACTCATCCGTCTTTCAACCCTTTTCTCCCAATCGGAAGGCGTTGAAGCAAAAAAGACTATCCCTTTAGGATTTTCCGCAAGATACCTTTCTGCCGCTTCGTCAGTAAGATTGTTGTTGGTGTACATTTCACTACTTCCAAAACCTACTTGGAGCAATACACCATTTTTCAATGCATAACTTGATTTTTCTTTCATTTTTCCATATCTTTTTAAGTACGAATACATTTCAATCACAGCGTCACGATAGCAATCACCACATGAGGTCTTGGTAAATGTCCTACCAAGAACTTCATGAAACATCAGTTCAATGTCTGATTTATCAGAAGAAGAAAGGGAGACCTTATCCCCCAATCTCTTCAACTTATCAACCATCTCCAAGACAAGCATATTCCCTCCTATGCTGCCGGTTCAGCCGTCAAAGTGTTGACAGCTGTCTTAGTTGCTTCATAACTCGTCTTGAACAAGAATAATGCAGATTTAGGCGTTTTCTGCTCTTCCAAGGTAACAGCCCATCCACCTTCAGTATCCTCACTATACTTATCGTTGTCGATAGCTGTAGCTGTAAGCCCTTGGTAGTAACCATACACCTGAAAAGCGGCATCACCAGGGTTTCCTTCTTTCTGTAAACCCTTATATTTATTCTCCAACACCACAACATAGGTACCGTTAGCCAATCCGTCAATAACATCAGCGCATACATCCGGGTCGTTTGCCAATATCACAATCGCGACAGTATTGGTAAACGAACTACGATATGTGCCAGCCACTAATGAGGTCTTTGTACCCGTAAATGGATTTTTACCAGGAACAACAACCTTATAAGCCTTCTTCCCGGTTTTCATAGCCAGCGTTTCAATCACATTCTTTTTTGTAGAATTGAATACTGTGGCTGCAAAGTCCACATCCGCACGATTCATTATTACCCCTTCCTGCTCCAATCCTTGTACTACTGGATCATCACACGACGGAACAATATCTTTCTTTAAAATATCATCACATACTCCCATAGAATACCTCCTTTTGTCAATATGCTACTTGCACCAAGTTGTCCTCGCCAATCATAGAACCGAGTTTACCAGTAGAATAGATATAATTCTTACGGGGTTTTCTTTCAAACCAGATATCAAGGTCAGATATCGGGTTATCGCCTTCACAACCGTACATTAAATTGTCCGGAGAACATAGAACCGCACGGTGAGGAAGGTTCAGTTTCGTTTTATCGTTCTGATACGCTTGAATAAATCTATCCCAAATAGAACATTTTACGACCGTAACGCCGTCATACTCTCCTACTTCAAGGCCGTCAAAAATGACCGTCCAAGGCATAATAACCTTATATTTCTCCCTCACATCACGTGACAAAGAATCACATAATGATTTTGTAGCAAAAATTGCATGTCCGGACTTCTGGAAAATACGGCTATCCGCATCTTCAAGCATCGTGTCAAACACAGATGTAGCAACCCCCAATTCTTTCATCTTGGACTTCTGCAAAGCATAAGATGCTTCAGAGTTGGCTGATATAACGGTATGTTGACCGGAATTCTCTGTACATATGGCAAACAGGCGTTTAAAGAAACCGTCACATGTCTTGAACAATTCTACATTCAATCCATCCGTAATTTGACCGGAACCGTCAATATTAGCGGCATCCTTGTCTCCAAACCAAGTGAAGCGCCATAACATTTTCATCATTGCTTCCGTCAGTTTTGGAAGGACAATCCCATCCATATATTCAGTAGAAGTAAGGTCCGCAATATTGGTACCGGTCTTCAAGCAGTACTTTGCAATAGTATTCTCCAAGTCCTCATAGCACATTTCCAACGGGACTTGCCAGTCACCAATTTCCCATACTTTCTGGGCGGCAGCGATAGCCACTTTTTGATATTCAGGGTCACATCCGGCACCTGCGATACCTACATCCTCCATCTCACCGATGAAGCCAACTTTCTTGCCATTGGTCACTTTAGGCATGAACGTCATAAAACGCTCCATATCCTCATTTTGAAAGACTGTCAGTTCAATCAAGTCTTTCAAATCCTTCACCGCCTGATTGTCTGGCGTCAATTTTGAAAAATCTAAAATAGGCATACTCAATTCTCCTTTCTTTACTTTTTAGCTCTCTTCTCTCTTTCCTCTCTCAACTTTCTTTGAATAGATGTCTCCTCTGCACTTGCTTGTGTCTCAACAGTATTCTTGAAGGATTGGGTACGCAAAGAGACTCTATAGGTTGAACAATGTTTTGCTAGCCAATTCTCACCTCCTGCCATCTTTACAGCATTCAGTATCTTATTGTCCTCAACTGTACGGGCATTGGTTTTCAATGCCGCATTTTCCTCTTCAAGTTCTTCAATGCGCGCCTTTAAAGCTTCAATCTCCTCGTCACCGTTTGCTTCTTCCGGGTCTTTGATTTCTGTAATCACTCCGTCTGTTACAATGATAGTCTTACCATCGGGCATAACATGCTCGCCATCGGGGGATGCCGCATCTCCCACCTGCGGTTCTCCTTCTTCACGTTCCACCGTCAGTGTATTACCTTCGGCATCTGTCAGTTCCATAGATACTACCGGAATGTCTTCTATCTTCTGGTAGCCACATTTCGCAAGCAGTCTGTCAATGATAGATTGCTTTACTGTTACTTGTTTCTCTTTGTTCATTTTCTCACTATTAAGTTTATAATCAGTTCCTTTTGCTGTAGTCGGTATAAGAACATCAGATATAAATCCAAGTTGTTTTGCAACCTCACCGCCAAACCATGCCTCCTTGTTCATCTGGACCTCCAAGATGGTCGATTCAACTCCTGTCCGTTCAACATATACAGCCATCATCTTATCCTTTTCCGCTTCCAGACTTGATTTGATGGATTCTATAGTTTCAAGGTCCAATAAATCATCATATCTTGCCAAATATGGTTTGTGGATGAGAAACTTTGCATGAGGATAAGCTTTTCTGCGTTCAAGTGGAGCAGAAAGCAAAATGATGGTAGCCATAGAAGCACATCGTCCAACAACGGTACAAGATATTTCCTTGCCCGACGCACGTAATGCATCATAAATAGCATACCCCTCAACCGTATCACCGCCGCACGAATGGATTTCAATGTCAACTTTAGGGTCAGCCGGGTCAAGCCATGAAAGGAAGTATTGGATATCCGGAAACGAAAGCCCCTCGTCACCGGTCAAATACCAATTTTCCATTTTATCCTTATCAGCTACAATGTCCTTGTTAATGTATAATTTAGCCATATCACATAATTGTTTGTAACAAAGGTAGAAAACATGATACGGCTTGAAGAAAATAAGAAGTCTATTCCACTGACACGCTTTGTCAGCAACTTTTTCAAAACAAAAAAAGAGCGGAATAATTCCGCCCCCTAAACATCCACCTTACTTGAGAACTTATCTATTATCCGATAAATTGTCCTTTCCGCAATATTATACTCATCGGATAAATATTGCATGATATAAGTCTTTTTATGCCCCTCCTTTGACAGACGGACATACTCTTGATACACGGGAATATATTTCACATCCCCGACATCAAGCGAAGCATCCCCCATCATTTGAAGAAGACTCTTATTCAATATCAATAGTTCATATGCTTTCATATACTACCAAGATTTTCAACGTACTTAACCCTATTAGCAACAGAGGTAAACTCTTCCACAGAAACCACCGGAGCAGGCGCCATCATCATACCTTTTGCAACAGCTTTGGCCAGCATGTCCTCTCCTAACGCCTGATTGGAAGAAGCTGTTACATTAATGGGAATACCTCCTCCCATCTGATTGAAAGCCGACAATAACGGAGCAAACATCGAGGTTGCAGCAGCCGTCATTACACTTTCACCGTTGGACAACATAGCGGGTATGGAATCGCTTGTACCGGAACCTGGCCCTTCAACTTTACCTCCTTGTGCAAATTTAGCACTTTTCACCGATTTCATAGCCTTTCCCATAACAGTAGTTACAGATGCCACTACAGTACCTATCGCAGCAAGCATGTCAATCCATGTTGCAGATGAGCGGGTAGCTGTTTCTACGGCTTTGGCAATGGCTACCCCTTGTGCGATAGAAACCTCCGCAATAGCCAGTATTTTCGCCAACTGGGCCATATTCTCGTTATCTCCTGCCGCTTGTTCCAACAAATCAGAAAGATTCCCTGCCAAGACAGAAAGGGATTCACCTTTATTTTGCTGCATCTCCACTTCCTTGTCAATGACCGCCTGCTTTGCATCCAAGTATTCTTGGTCTGCAGCAAGCTGCCTGGCCCGGAATTCGGCATCACTCTCCTCTTCCATCCGTCTCAAGCTGTCTTTCAGTTCAAGCTTCTGCTGTTCCTGCATACGAAGAAGCTCAAGTTCACTATCTCCATTCAATTTAGCTTCTGCCAATTCATTATCCAATCGAAGTTTGAGTGCATCAGCTTGTTTCTTTGCTGTATCATTCCCATGTTGAACGGACAAATCATCAATCTCTTTATTGTACTTCTCCGTGATAGCAAGCTTCATCTGTTCAGTAAGCTCTTTCTGACGGAGTTCTACGTCACGTTGGGCAACAAGTTGCTGTATTTTTAGTTGGTACTCCTGCTCACTTCCAGCTTTTACAGATTCAAGTTGCAGAGAGATTAGTTTCTGCCGGTTCTCCACCTCCTTCATCAGTTGTTCTTCCGATAATTGCTGTAATGCATCATTTTTTTGCTGTTCAAGTGCAATAATCTGATTATTTATAGCTCCACGTGCTTTCGTTGTAAGGTCTTGTTCCTCAATCAAGCGAACACGCAAATCTTCTATTTGACGAGAAAACTGACGTTCTATCTTAATGGATTGTTTCTCTCTACTGTCCTTAACCAGCTTAAGCATTTCATCCTCAGCCTTACGAATTTCTGAAAGTTCTTTTTCTTTTACAACTTTAGCCTTATCTACTGATTCTTTCCGCATCGCATTTATTTTATTCTGGGTTTCCTTATTACGGGTATAGCTCTCCATTTCCTTTTGAGCTACGTCCGAAAAAACTTGAGAGAATTCCTTTAAATCTTTCACTGTACTTTCTGATATACCCAATCGGCTAATAACCTCATCAGCCGTTACTGCCCCTTGTGCCATATCATCAAGCAATTTATTAGCTTCACCAGTAAGTTCTATTTGCCCAAGAAGATTTGCCAATTTCTTTCGGCCAATATCAATGCTTTCCTGCTGAAGTTTATTTTCCATATCGTATGCTTTTGTAGCCGCATCAGTACGCTCTTTCAGGCTTTTTGTAGTATCATCTGCAATGAGCTTCAATCTTTCAATCTCAGAGCGACTTGCCGCACGCTTCATATTAAGCATTGTTTCCGATTTCTCTAACTGTTGCAATGCATCATTCAGTGCCCACGCTTGTTTCGCATCATTTGAAATTTCTTTTCCAATGCCGGAAAAACTATCCTTCATATCCTTTGCTGCACCAGAAAAATCACCAGAGAAGAATTTAGCAATAGCTCCACCAAACTTTGCAATCCGGTCTATAATCACATCAATAATTGCCCCAAAAGAGGACATTACATTAGAAAGAAATTCAGTACCTTTTTGCGTTTTAGCCAACCATGCGACCAATGAGCCCAACAAAACAACAATAGCCCCAATACCAGTGGAAATTAGTGCAAGTTTCAACACTTTTAAAGCTGCAGATAACAAATTACTTGTTATAGCCGCTGTTTTTTGAGCACCAGAGAACATATTCGCAGTGACCGTTCCTGCTTTGTACTGGACTGTTATTTTAACCAATTCATCCTTCAAACCACCAACAAATTCCTTTGTACCTCGCAAGACGCTAACGCCACTGCGCAATATGGAAACAAAAGGTACTTGGGCTTCTGTAGCCTGAAGTATCGCATCTTTATAATTACCCACATTCCGATAAAAGCGCTGCGTTTCTTCTTCCGCACCTTTCAGTTCATCGGTAATGGCATTTATCTTATCTTGCAGCTCTTTGCCTTCGCCCCCCTCACGCTCTACACGACTTAATCTGTCATAAGCAGCGGTAAGATTGGAAAGCTCAGCCCGCAACCTAACAAGGCTTCCTTCCATCTCTGTCTGCTCTTTACGTTCATTTTGAATTTGTTTATTCAGTACACGGATGGCATCTGTATATTGTTGGGTAGCAACCCTATTTTCGGTTAATTTAATATTATATTCCTCCCTACTCATACGGCCTTTCTTCAAATCCTCCTTAAGAGTTTGTTCTACTTTTCGAAGTATATCCAACTGCGTACGATACTCTGCTATTTTACGGATAGCATCATCATACTTTACCCGAATTTCCAATATTTTTTCACTTGTATTGTCTTTCATAATTATACCTCCAATTGTAACAATTTACATTCACATATTCCCGTATCTTCTGCCTTAATGGAAATAATGGCATAATATCTACCATATTGGGCCAAGTAAATTGGAACAGTCATATCCAAGTCTCTCAACTCAATATCATTTATTTCTATCTTTTCTGTGATTACTTTAGGCATATAAATGACCTCACTATAACTTTTGTAATAAGAGTTAATCACAGAAGAAAAATCAAGTTCCTCAAATGTTCCTTTCAGAACATCCGCATCATCTGTACAAAGTAAAATTCTTGGCTCCACTTTCTCTAGAGAAGATTTACCATCACCGTCATACTTATATAACTTTATAGACGCAACGCCACCTGCCATATCAGTACCAGCAAATGGAAGCGTAAGAATATCACGCTCTGAATCCAAAGTGTAATCTAATACTTGTAATGCTCCATCATAAGAGCCATTAACCGTAGAGTCTTCTTTGTAACGCAGATAATTCAGCTGTGCGAAATCATTCAGCCTATATTCCAACATATTAGGTTTATTCTCCCTATAAGTAGCAACAACCTTTTTTGTCCAATCATATGCTCTTGTTTCATTTTCTTTAATAGTATCTACAGAAACAAACTCAATGGAATTTGAATCATTCTTACCTGGAACAGCAAAAACACCGAGAATTGCAGCAACAGCTTTAATAAAATCTATCTGTTTTATTTCGGGCAAATTTGCAATAATCGGGAAGTGCCCATATCCTGCATTTATCTCATTATCTATCGAAGGCATCACTTGATCACATATAGCTGTAATGCTAAATGAATTATCCATAGATATACCACCATCATCAATCCACCCTGCGTCAAGTAATCCAAACAAAATCTCCTTACTTTCCTCTAGCGTATCTGTCTCTATATCTGTAAAATCAAAATAGATAGTATAACTATTTGTGTTATGCCTCTCAATCTTGCTATAATCTATAGTTGCAATATCGACTCTTGTATCATCATCCATAATGTAATAAGCAACCAGACATGCTCCATTAGGGTATATAGAAGTGGATACATCAAACGACACATTACCATTCATCAAAATCTTCATATTCGGAGCATTAAGTTTAAAGCCTTGAATATAAATTTTTCCAGAACTACTTTTAAACTTGGTTATAGTCCCATAATAGCTTGAAAACGACTTATCTGCAAAATACAATTTTTCCGGTTCTCCCTTATCAAGACGTCCATGTACATAGTAACTAAACTCTGCATGTAATGCATTTTTTGCAGCATAACTTCTGCTATCATTACGAGTTAATAAGGGTACAAACAATCTACTTAACATAAAAGCGCGATTAGCAGGAAACGTAAAAGTGACACCATTATCTTTCATAATTTGTAACAAAATCCAGGTAACCTTACACCCCGGATGATACCACCCTGTTGTATCTTCCCGCCGTATACCATAGTCTACTTTAGGAATAAAAAAATTACCGGAAGCATCCCCTTCAAAAGAACCTACTTTCCAAAATACATGATAATCTGGAAAATCATCATCAGCAATGACCTCATAATTGTGTCTATCCTTCAAATCACGCAGCGTTTTATTTCCACTTATAATATTTGCAAATCTAGAGACATTACCCCATGAAAGAGCAAATTCAAAAACATCCGATGTAGACAATAAGACCGCAGTTGCGTTATTGAGTATCTCTATCCCGTTACGAAAATAACGAGCATTCAGTTTAATTCTAGGATAAACGATGTCGCATGAAGGTAAATCAGCATGCATGATTGCACACTGATTACGTATAGTATTCGGAAGCTTGATGGTATAAGAATTATTACTTATAATCTTACTCAAATCCGTAAATATATTACTTTTGAAATTGAGCGTTACTTTGGTATCATCATCCAAATCCATCAGTTTATCGCCAATGAATAGCATATCGTTTCTCATAAGCTTTGTACTCTTGTTTCTGGTAATATGATTGTTGCTACGAAATCCTGCAATACGGCTCTTGTCTTATTGAAATTACCAACAGATACATTCACCGCCTTCCAGCTATCAACTCCATTCACATTTTTACCTGCATACATATCAACAACGGGTGACAACGCGAGTTGAAACAAGAAATCAAACGTTTCTGAGTCCACTAAAGGAGCACAAACTAGCAATGTATTCTCTTCTGTTTTTCTCTGCTTACGTCCTGCCCCTCCATGATAGCCATTAACATAGTTATAGTCTTGCATATTATTACGAATGAATTCACCATCATTAGAAATTTGTTTGCTTTCATCACCACGTTTAAACAACCAATAGCAATAAAAACCATGACGATTTATCCAACGTAAATAAATTCCATCCGTGCATTCATCAACTAAAAGCCTCACATTTGCGGCCACATTCGTCAATGCGTGAAAAGTAAAGTCAAAGGTATTATCGAATACACTTGCTCCCGTACTGGTTCCAGGAAGATTCAAAACAACATCCCTATTCGCATCAATACCCTGCAAAGTAAGATTATACACTTTGCGGTCAGACAATATGATGGACGGCAAAACTTGACCGTCAGCAGTCACACTAACAGTACCGGTCCCCGCAGTGTACATACCGACCGTAAATGGTAAGTTCCTAAACCATGTTAGAATACGGTCACCATTATATCTTTCGCCGACTTTCATTGCGCCCCAAATAATAAAAGTATTAAACTGGAAACTTTCTCCGATAGTGCTATCAGACGTATACATATCCACTTCAACAGAGAACAGACGCCCAAGCTGACTATCTTGTGGAATAGAGGATTGATAGTCAATCTTGCCAAACTCCGTTGCATCAAAAGCCGATTGCATATAGAAAGACAGATCAAAGAAACATGCGGTTTTAAATAATGCACGTTTTTCCTTATATTCCTTTCCGGTAAGGACGTCGGTTATCGTTGCTTCCACCCATGCCCAAGTATATCCACTAATATTTATCACTACCGGATTGAAACAGAAAGATATTTCATCCGGATACTCGATTGTAGTATTTCCTATCTTATGCGTCCTCATTACTATGCAAATTTATATGTTGTACATCGTTCAGAAAAACACCAAACACACGGTCCATAATATCTCGTATCGCTTGTGTAACACTCGTTGAATATACATCCTCATGCGTTCCAGAGTGATAAAGCCTAGTACCCTCATTTGCAATCTTACGAGCTACGAGATAAGCAAACGATTTAGGCTTTTCTACTTGAATCCTCTTATCCACCACCCATTGCTGAATTATTTGATAAAAACCTTTTGGGATTTTTCCCGGTCCGCGTCCTGTTTCCAGAACTCCAAAAGCCTGTCTACCGAATAAAACACCATGATTATCATCGACTACGACATGCAGGCTCTTGATGGTTCTTCCGCTTGCACGCTGTCCAGCTTGTATATGATTCTCAATGATACGCTGCCGAAGTTTATCCAACTCCTCGTTCAGTATATCTTTAACGTCCTTTCTTCTGTCTTCCATAACTAACACATGGGTACTCCTTGAACCTCTTTCAGTTTCAATTCTATTACTATTCCAGTAACATTTACATCCAGCTTATCATAGAAAACGGAATAAGGGACCTCATCGCTTACCCACTCAAACAGCCCGCTCCTATTCAACTCACGGATAAATTGAACTGCATACCCTTTGCACCTCTCAATAACCTCATCATTCTCCACCCCGTCAAAATCAAACGCCGTCTTGTCTACAAAAGCAATCATGCAATTTGGGCAATCTCTTAACTGAGTCCTTGATATGACGAACTTCCCAGATGCAGGAAGCAGATTTATAATGGCCGGCAATGGCATCTTATCCAGCCGAACGTTGGCGGTCACCCAGTTATCAAATAAATAGGTAACTCCTTCCAGCTTCTCTGCGATAGAAGCGATTTTCCTTTCTACACTTATATTCATTGCTTATTCTGATATATTTCTCGTAATCGACGTTCATAACGTATTTTCTCCGCGTCCATATCAAGACACTTGTACACTCTTACCCATGGAACACTCTCTACCTGCTCATGGTCAGTTATCCCCATGCGGGTAGCATAGTAATCCACCAAGCCAAACAACCCGAACGAAAGTTTATCAACCCCAGCACGTCTTTCTTCCGGAGTCGGTGCCACGCTTGTAGTTTCAAAGAGCTTGGTAATACGTTCAACTTCCCTGGTTACCCATGTGGAGAATCCCAAAATATCCGCTGCTTCATACTTCTCTATCTTATCAATAGGCAAACCGAGGACAACACGACATGGAACCATTATACAGTCTATTCCATTGTGTACGGATTGCAGTTCCATCAACTGACCTATGGTGAGGTCGTTCAGAGTCTCCGGAACTCTGACACCTGCGACAAAGTCCGGTTTAGGCAACTTTCCTATCTGCTCCAACAGTTCAGTAGCATTGCTCGCCACGTCACTCAATATCAAAAACTCTTTTACTGTCATATCTGTCCTAATTTTGCTTTTGGTCTTTTAGGTATCGGTTTTATACGGAAAAGCATTGCCATTATCAGCATGTCGAGGTAATCCGGAGAATGACCAAGTATCTCTTTCATTTTCTCCTTGTTAATTATCCCTTTCTTTCGGGTATCAGCATCTATATGGTCTTGCTTCAAAACAGCCAATTCTTCCATTATGCGCTCCCTTTGCGCTTCCGTACATATAACCCTTATCTGCCGATTATTTATTAGTTCTGCAAGCTTAAATGCACATTCAGACTTCAGATTGTCGTACTCTGGATTAACAGGTCGGTTACCACCATGAAATTCTTTGATACCATTCAAATAACTTTCAAGGTAGCTTCCAAGTCCATCACTATCAACTACCATCATGCTACGTGGAATCTTCCACTGTATCATCATGTTTTTAAGGTCCGTCTCAATAGATTTACCCGTGCTATATTCCTGGTCTAACCGGATATAACACACATTACCCACCCAGTGCCCCCCGACAAAGCGGTCGCGTCCTTTCATGGCAAGGTCAGCTGCTCCCGTCGATAAACCAGCCGATATTACATGCTCATTAGTAAATAAGTCGCAAATAGCATCATAATCACAAAGTGCTGTCGGGTCGTTGTCATACTCCCAATTACCATAGTACAAGCGCTCCTTTGTCACTTTGTCCCTGGTATTACGGAGCGTATCTATGTAGTCCTCGGTAGCGTAGGGATTATCCTGCACCAATGCTTGAATAAAAGCGTATGGGGCTTCCAGCCTGCCTTCTTTCCACGGTTTGTAGAACTCACGATAAAGCCAGTTCTTCTTCGGATTGCAAGTGATAAGTATCTTTCCGGATATTCCATACACATCATTCAAGTGCCGTCCTATACGCGTCTTCAAAACCTCAAATGCGAGGTAGTGAACCTGCCCGGCTTCTTCAATCCACCCTCCAGTAAACTCCTTGGAGCCCAATCGCTCATACATCGGGTCTTTGACGGGATAATATGTCAAGTCAAGAAAGATGATTTCCGACCCATTCCCTAAAAGTATACCGTCATTGGTCTGCTTGTAGTCAGTGAATCGATGCCACTTTGCCACCTTGTCGAAAGTGACAGAGATAGACTCACGGCTATCTTTCAAATTATTTCGGCCAGCGAACCATCGAGTGCCCGGGAGATAGTAAGCACATTGCATAAGCCATTCACACCCAAGCCATGACTTTCCACCTCCACCAGCTCCACCATAACACAGAAATTTCGTAACATCGTCACGAAGGTAGTTATAGGCTAACCTCTGCTTTATATTGACCTTATATCCCATTACTTGACTTTCTCCGCATCTTCTGTATATGGTAGAAATTTAAATCCTATGAACTCTTTTCCTGCATTCGTATGGTCCACCTCCTGCTTGTCAGCAAGCCCTAACTTTCGGGCAATGATATTCGCATTGAAAGCTCCAACGCACGCCCCCTCAAACTGCTGCGTCTCGATGGTTTCCTCCACGCGCGCGATGACCTCCAAAAAATCTTCATCATTCTTATTTCTACATTCGGAACGAAAAGTGCTCCACCATTTGGATGAAGCGCCTACATAAATACAGAATCCGGTTAGGGAATACGGACGAGAAGTCGGGGAAACTTCTTGTTGTACTTGTTGCTCATTGACTGTCTCCACCTTCTTCCCTTTCTTCCTTCTTACCGGAACTGTCTTTTGAATGGCCTTTTTGGACAACCAGGGATTTTCATCACACCATTGGAAATACTCACATGCCGCCTCCCATAAGAGTTCTGGCGTGGAAAAGAGTTTATCCCTCCCATGCTTGCTCCTTAACATCCAAAATTTATTTCCCGTCGGTGCCGCCATCTTATTTCTTCTTGAATCGTTCGTCCAATATCTTAGGAACAGTGTTATTCCAATTAATCACGTGGTGCAATCTTTTCGTTTCCTCGCTATGGCCCATCATGCCCACCTTCACAGAAGACGGCATCATCATAACCGTATAAAAGCTCTTGACATACGTCCCTTGACTCATGTATATATCCGTCATACCTCCTTTATTCTTCTGTGTCTGCTTCTGGTTTAGCGCCACTTGTGGAACCTGCAGAAGCAGACATCCCCTGCTACCAAGCGTGGTATAGGTGTTCACATCTTCATTAATGCGACCAACGAATTGGAACGGTCTATCTACGGAACAGATGAAAGAATTCATCGCTTTTCGTTTCATCTTCTCGCCTTTCAAAATATCGTTCTCCTTTCCTCCTACAAAATCGCCTCTCTGAGCCATAGCCAAAGTGAGAGCCGGAATACTTTCATAAAAACGTAGCATAGCTTCAAATACCACGTCCAATTGCTTTATTGCCCTCTGTTTGACTGTACCATCTCTGCCGTAAGTAAAAGAAAAAACATCGTAATCATCATCCAGTTCTATGAAGTATTTGTAACCAAGTTTCCTTGCTATCTGAAAGCAAGCATTGCGCGCATAAACAATAGCTCTGCGATCATCAAAATTATCCGCTTCATCAAAAGTCTTTGCAATCTTCGGTTTATCGAACATTACAACGTTTTTATATCTCGCATAATACTCTGCGGCCGCCTTATCTTCATTGTCTATCACATAAACAATTGGTCCCGTATAGCCACACTTCCACAAAGTCTTATCTGTGATGACGGAATCGGCACGGCCATGCGTCAGTATGAACGCTACAAAATCACTCCTCATCTTCGGTATCCTCCAGCATTATTTCATAAATATCCTCCTTGAGCCGAGAATAACCGTTCTCTATCGCCTTATCAAAATCTATTATTACCAGTGCAGATGCCTCCATCAGTTCCTGGACTTCTTTCTCTTGATGAGCATAGAACTCTGCTATCTGTCCGTAATCAAATACTATATGCCTCAATGCTGCTATCCGAAGAAATTCCTTCACACGGTCCGGGACATCTGAATCGTCTATAGCCGAAAGCAGTTCTTCATATTTACTTTTGTCATAGAGAGAATCTATTTCCGGGCATACAGGGCTTTTAGGCTCATACACCGGAGCTTCAATCTTTTTCGTGTATTTATTCCGGGCATCACTTTCACTATCTACCAGACTATCATAGTCAAAATCAAAGTTTAATCCCCAATCCATCAAAGACTCTGCATTCCACTCCTTCAATAGTTTTTCGTCCCATGTACCATTATTCACGTTATCACGGATAATAATCTCCCGTTCTCGTTCTTCTGTCAACCCATGAAGCAGAACCGTCGGCACATCAGAAAGTCCTAGTTCTACACTGGCCTCATACCGTTGGTTTCCGGCTATAATCACCAGTTCCCCAGTCCGGTCAGAGAGTATGATGGGACGTGCTTCGAAGTAGTCCGGATTACTATAAATAGACTCTTTGAGTATCCGCATCTGCTCCTCTGATATGGTTCTGGGATTGTTATCCAGCTTTTTAAGGGTCTCTATTTTTCTATAAATTATCTCCATTGATACACTATTTTACGTTACGACAATAAAGATACCGAATAATCCACGAACGGACTATCCGGTATCAAAGAAGTTACTGACACGATTTGGCAGTACATTTTGCCATGCTAGTACGGTTTTCCATCTCCATTATTATCCCTATACTTATGTTTCCAATAGCTATTTAAACAGTTATATACAGTAACGCAGATTATCAAAACTGTTATAACAAACCAATACCAATCAAATTCCATATCCTACTTTATTACATTCCACTCACTTTCCATAATCACATAGTCACACTTGTTGCATCGATGCTGATAAGTCGGGAACGGAGCCGTCGTATAATCTTCGACAGCTATTTCTATACTGCCACATTCCGGACACTCAATTTTTACCTCTTTAATACCGGAATAGTCCCAGAAAGATAGTTTCCCTTTCACGTTCTCGATAGGTTTGGAGTAAAGGATAGGATTAGCCAGTACCCAGTTATAAACTCCTTTCTCTGCCCAGATGGAAGAGTGATTCACAACACAATCCACAATTTCGACACTTCCAATGATAGCAGAATTTACATATCCATTGCCACAAATAATCTCACTCTGGAATCCAAGTGAAAAGCTATCCCATTGCCTTTTCGTAAATACACTATTAGGATTAATCATTTCCATGGGGACGGCGCTTGAATGAATCAGCACCCTCTGCCCTAAGTATTTCTTAGGGCACGGCCAAGTTCGGTTCTCAATGTCTTTAATGCCGTGGACTATCAAGGATGCCCAAGGTTGTTTTATGGTTATTGCTTTCATAAATTATTTTTTATATTTACATTTGCGGAAAAATTTAATCTCAAATCGAATGAAAACTGAAACGGATGAATCTAAGTATTTTGTAGCACCACACAGATTAGTAGAAATAGAGGAAGAAAGAAAGCATATAGAGAATATATTTTATGCCAGATTTAACTACTTCATTTTGTTTTTTACCCTCTTTCTAAGTATAGAAGTCGCTATTTTCTTAGGAGATGCTATCCAAGCTGAATATAAATTAACTATACTGATAATATTATCTTTTTTAGGCTTTATTATATCAGCATTTATTTGTTGTACACTCCTTAAAATCAGAAAAGCGTTGGAAGTAACACTCAAATACAGGGACAGAAGTTCTATAACTGCCAAACTCATACGAGAAGACTTAGGAGAAAGGAAAAAAGGTTGGAATAAATATTTCTGTTCAGCAAACTACATACTCAGTTTTACAATTCCTCTTTTATGTAGTTTGTTCATGCTGTTGATTGGCGGCCTGCTCATATATTGTAAATACATGGACATAGAGCTATTCGTCCTTACTAAATGTCCATAATATATCGAATCCAAGTTTGATAATATACTTCTAATTTCTATTTCACAATTTTACTTTCTTTTCCATAATCAATATCTTTTCCCATGTTTGTTTTCTCTCAATTCGTTGTATTGCATCTTCTGCTCAATATGCCATATAAGGTCTATGTCCAGATGCTTGGCTAGACCATATATTTTAATGAATGAGTAAACTATATCCCTGTCAACAAGATTTCTGGTAATATTGAAAATGGACTCCGTGAATGTTTTGCCAATGAATATGTGCGAATATTCTTCAAGCACTTCATCATCCAGACAGCCATTCTCCAACTTAATCTTACGCAGTCCGCACAAGTCAAGCAGGCGGATAACTGCATCGGCAAGCTCGTCTTCCACACAGTCTTTGATATATGTTTCAAAGTTTTCCGCAAAATACTTATTTTGATAATGAAAAGTCCGTTCGTCAAATATTGTACCTTTTTTATCGACCGGAACTTTGGCAAATCGTCCTTTCCTGTCAGCTTCCACAGCTTCCATAAGCTCGGATATGACAAGGCAAAGGCAGTGTTCGTTACTCAGCTCTTCATCGTGGAAACCGTGCTCGCAGGCGGTTTTATAGGCGCGGTTTCGCCATTCGTTCAAATTAATATTTTCCATAATCATATAAGTTTTAATGCTTCTTGTATTCCTGCTTCAAGTGCTTCTTCGTAGGATTTATAATGGATAATAGGTCTGTCAGACAACCCAACTAAGTCATGGTTCGGAATTGTTAGTATATCATATATCCAATAGTCTCCATACATATAGGATACTTCAACGTGTAGCTTCTTGATTTCACGTAGCCACTTTTGGGCAACATACAATGTTGGACATAAAAACTCGAATAATTCTCCATATATTTCCATACAACACGACATACTTTGCGGAACGTCGTATTTTGTAACAACCTTATTGCGGTCTATTAGATGTTCACATTCCCAAACGAAACCTTTCTCTTTCAGCAGCTTCGCTATTTCTAATGTTACAAGTTCTTCGGTCATTGTTATTCCTCTGTTTTCAGTTCAATCTTTTCTGCCCGTCCCCACCATGAGCGTTTGTTGTGCTCTTTAATCAAGTTTTCCAGCAGGTAGCGCTTGTATCCTTCATCAGAAGCTTTTCTGCGTTCTGCATAAACTTCTTCTTTCAGGGAATTTACTTTTTTTTCCAACTTGGCTATTTCTTCGACAAGCTTATTGACATACTCATCCTTCAAGGAATAGATAGCCCGTGTTTTCCTGGAAAAACTGAATCCTTCTTGTACATCAGTAAATTCAGCCAGCGTATTCCCGTCACCCAACGCTACGACAAGCATGGAAATACTTTCCGCGCTTATCTCATAGCGTTCTTTTATCTCAAAGGAATCAGGCAGTTTCCCGTTCTTGATTTCTATTCCGTCCACGTTGAATATAAGGTCCTTGCCGTCAAAGACCACCTCTTTCTTGTTCTGTTCCATGATACTAATCTTTATTTATAACGTCATTGACGTTCCACTCTATTTCATTCTTATTTGTTAATTTGATTATTAAAATCGTTAATAAACTCATTTGTTATTTCAATACAAACTATATTTGCAACGCATTTGATTTGGAAGCTAACACCTCCAATCCGGCGAACTGTCATTCGCCATCCTCTTGTCCGTTCTCCGTGAGAAAAGACATTAAGCCCATTGTCCTGCAAGCTTTGGGCTTTTTTTCTGTTACGCTTGACAGGGCGTATCAGGTAATAAGCTTGCTTATTTTGCAGGTAGGCAAGCAAAACGGAAAGGAGGTGTTAGCGTGAAAAATCAAATGCAAGATGAAAGCGGCAAGACGCGTATTTTCTGTCGGTATATCATAAAGAATGGTAGACGGATTTATCCAAAACATTCCAAATACTTTTCTTTCTTGGTAGACAACAAGAAAGTGGCGTAATGCTTCCTTCGGGAGGGATGTTGCAGGCATCCCTTTTTTATATTATTTATTCACCCTCCTTTCCAACATATCCTTTTTCAATACACCAGCACAGCATCTCGTAGGCTACGTCAATAAGTTTTTCTGAACTAAAACTTGCACATTCATGTTCTGCATTTATACGAGCATATTTAATCTTCCATTCATTCTTTTGCCTATCCATAACTTCTAATGTAAGCCAATAAACCTCGTCAATTATTGGGGGAAGTTTGTCGAGAATGTCCTGTAAGGTGTAAGCAGGGTATTCATGTTTCATATTCGGTTGAGAAACGAAGAGAGTAGGCTCTTTCTCTGTTTCATCAGTTCCATTGATAATAGCATCGGCAGTAGGTAAATACTGCCAGTGCATACTTGCATCACCCGTATCTAATCCAAGCTCCTGCAAGTGCTTCATCTGTTCGACTGATAATACTTGTTTCATTTCTTTTCCTCCTCCGTTTTAATCTCTGTTACTTTACCACGACTGACAAATATATCTCCACCCAGCATGTAGCACATTAATATTGATTGATGACAAATACTATAAAGAGAGCAATCATCACAATAAGCCTCTGAATTAGTATTCACCAATTTATGCAGCACTCCGTCTATTATTATTCCGTTCTTTACTTCCATGACCTTCTCCTATTCCTTTTTAAGTTTTAAAAACAACATTATTCTGTCCCATAATACCATATAGCTGTCCCAGTAATCGCTAAAGCTGAAATAGTACCAGCTCATTTGCAAATACCATATCGGCAGATAGGCTATGAATATGGCGAACCATAAAGGGATAAGCAGCCATCGGAGTATCAGTCTTAATTTTATCATAGTGTTAAAATAATATCTATTCTTATACACTCTTTGGGTTGAGATAAAGGTTCTGATTTTGCGTTTTCCCGATACACATAAACTATATTGGATTTCAATCCGGTTTCTAATTCGAGATTTTCCAGAATCCGGGCTATCTCCATTTCTGCTTTCACTTTCTTTATTTTAGCTTCTTCTACTGTCTGTTTCATGTTTTATTAGTTCAATTATTTATTAATAACCACCGCCATCGTACTTATAGATGTCCCACTTCCCTTGAATTCTCCGGCGCCGATTTCAAATACTTCTCCACGTACCTCTTCCAACCAGTTACGGAAATCAACACATTTCTTTTCCGAAGCGATTTTCCAATGAGAGCTGGTAATGGCTGCGAGCGTTCCACCTGCCGCCAAACGCTCATACATAATCCTCACATGCTCTATATCCTGGTTGTTTGAGAAAGGCGGGTTGGCGATAATCTTGGTATAGCTTCCTACGCTGTCCTTTGTAAAATCTTCATCAAGCAGTATTACATTATTTAACGAATGCAAAAACTCTCTGTTTTCCGGCATCAGTTCATAGCATTCTACTGTTACTGACGGGCACGACCTATGAATCGCTTTTATCAGAGCACCACGTCCGGCACTTGGCTCCAACACTGTATCAGCCTCATTTATTCCACCGGTTTTATGCTAATTGATTAATTCATATTTCAAAAATCTTGCAAGCGTATTTCTATCAACCTTGCATATTTTTGCTATTTTACGCTGTGATATTCCTTCGGCAATCAATCCCTTTATCAAGGCATTTTTTCCATACAACTTATATTTGTCAGGAGAACTCTTTCTGCCTTTAGGACGACCAAGGACTACGCCTTCCAATCTCTTTCTGGCTAATGCTTCTTTAGTCCGCTGGCTAATCATATCACGTTCTATTTCAGCAGCAATTCCGAAAGCAAAAGCAAGAACCTTACTTTGTATGTTGTCTCCAAGTTCGTATCCGTCCTTTACTGTATAAACCTTAACCTCATGAAGCATACAGAATTCCAATATTCGCATAATCATGAATAATTTTCTACCAAGACGGGAAAGCTCGGATGTAATAATCACATCCCCTTTTTGCAATTTCTTCATAAGTTTGCCCAATAACCGTTTTTCAGGCTCCTTCGTCCCAGATATGCCATCATCAATAATCCAATCATCAACTGACAACCCCAAGGATTCCGCTTTTTTGCAGACTCCTAACTTCTGATTATTAGAGTCCTGCTCGTCTGTACTTACTCTTAAATATCCGTATATCATAATACTGATTCTATTAATTGCATGGCTTCCAAACCATAATGTTTAATAATTATTTCCTTCATAGACATGCACTCCCATTCTTCAGGATACATATTCTGCAATCTATTGTCTAACGCAATTATATCAATTACCAATCTATTATTGATAGCTGATAACAGTGCATCATGTAAGTCTATTATAGGTATATTCGGCAGTAATTTCTGAAAATTCTTTCTGAACTCCGCCCATTCGTTGACTTTATAAATATTCATCACATTCTGTTCATTATGCATTGATTGATGCCTGAAATCCTCCATGTCGATTTGGTATAATATTTCTTTATGTCAAATATGTCGCACATTATACACGCTGAATTTATACGCTTATTCTTTCTAACCCCAGCGCACTTAACTGGGTATCCTTGAATATTCTTACTTATATTCATTTTTTCTTGTTATGAGCAAAAACCACCGGTTTCCGCTCGTGTTAATCTCAATTCATTTTCCTTTTTCTATTCCGCTCGCTCTGTACCTCTGCCATACACATCTTGCACCATGACGCTTTCAGATGGTATTCCTTACCGTTACGACGGGCTGTCCTATCGAAAAACCGGGATAACGGAAGTGCTCTACCGCAACGGGTGCACAGTTTACGCTCCACTCCGTCAACCACCACCCGGTTACGGGGTTTCCTCCTCACGATTTCACATGGTCCGCATTCGGACGCACCGTACCTCCTGCAACAGGCAAGTGAGTGCTTGCCGCACTTGGCGAAGGAGGTGCAATCCGAACGGGGAACTATCTGGTGAATGTTCATACGGCATCATTCATTAAGTCGAACAATGTGGGTGCGCTGACCTCCATCTCTGCCTCATACAGATATGAAAGACTATCTTTCCAGTAGTCGTAATTGAGTTCGGTAGACAGACCTTTCCTCCCCAGATTGATAGCGCAATATGGAACAGTGCCGATACCTCCGAAGGGGTCAAACACCAGTTCACCCCTGTTTGAATACCGTTCAATCAATCTTTCGACAATATCTAACTGAAGGGGGCAGATGTGGTTCTGCCGTTTCTTCTGCGACTGCTTGGTATTGAGCGTGCGCATCCGGGTGACATCATCCCATATCCAGGGCTTCTTGCTTACCGGGTCAACGGCCATGAATGTCTTTGGCAGTTTTCCGTATGCCTCCAGCTCTTCGGCGAATGATACGTGTTCCTCATAATCATAGACGTGCCCACGCTCGTAGTTCCTGAATAGGTGGCGTATCTTGTCAATGCCGGCCCCTTTCATGTCCTCGTAACTCAATAGAGAGTTACCCGAAGATTTCCAACTTGCATGAGCGTCTATCTGCCAACGGGCCAACGAATATTCGCTTTTGTTTTTTGTCACCGGCAAATCAGCATAAGCCCGTGAGGTGTCAGAAGGAAGCTTGCGGAAAAGAAGGACATATTCAGGACAACCGATACCCATCTTTGAACCGTCCTTGCACATCTCTGTATATCCAAGCCGATAAGTCTGGTTGTTCTCCCTCACCACATCCGTATCCACTGTAATACGCCCCATGTAGCGGAACCCGTGCTTCAGATAATGGAACACTGTCATTTCGCTGAACGGGTCGATGGTGGGCATACCGTCACCCGTAGCGTTGCCGAACAGTACACGGTCCTTTACATGGATGCAGGCCAACCGGCCGGGCTTTAAAATACGCATAAGCTCCGGGGTGAGATAGTCCATCTGCTCAAAGAACTTGCCGTTGTCTTCATTATGCCCGAAGTCGTTGTAGGTAGGCGTATATTCGTAGTGGTTGGAGAACGGGATACTGGTTACAATCAGGTCTACCGAATTATCTTCCATCTTCTGACATTCAAGTACATTGTCATTATTGATAGCTTTCCACAGTTTGCCGGACTTTTCTTCCCTGCTGGCAAACATCCACCGCATCATCTTTTCCTCTGCCTGCAAGCCGAACAAACCGTTCTCACGGACTATATCGGTCATCTTGGCTACCATCTCGCGGTGTTGCGCCCACTTCTGCATGAAGCTCTTGTATATCTCGCCCTCACTTTCCGCATAGACCAGATAGAGGTCAACCGGATGCTGCTGCATGAAACGGTAGATACGGGCTATCGCCTGGAACTTGTCGTTGAAACGGTAGTCAATGAACATGATTGCCTTGTGGCAGTGGTACTGGAAGTTCAAACCCTCACCGAGCATCTCCGGTTTGGCGGCCAGATATTTCAGACGGCCGTCCTTAAAGTCCGCTATCACTTTGTCGGCTTCCCCATCATCCTGCGAACCGTACACAGCCTTACATCCGGATATGGTGTCACACAAAGCCTTCCGTTCATTCTCCAGGTCATGCCATAAAAGGAAATGGTCGCCTTTGTTTTCAGGACGGTTAATGATTTCCACCACACGGGCAATCTTTTCCTGCATGTTGTCCCGACGTTCTTTCGCTGCGTCGGCAAGTCCGAGAGCAGCCTCACGGAACATCTTCACTTGTCCGTCACGGTCGGTTCCGGCAGTGGAGTTATCAACACTAACCACTTCTTCATGTACACGCAGTTCCGGCAATTCATATCCGGTATCGGGGTAACCAAGGTCGGACGGTTTGGTGAGGAACAACGCCCATGTACTTACCCACAACCAGAACTCCTTCTCCTTGTGCGGATAAAGGGTAAGGTTATTCGCCTTCGTGCTGTCACGCTGAAAGAAACGGGTAAGCGCCTGCCCGGTATCCATCACACCGAGATAACCGGCATAATGTATCAGTTCCTTATATCTGTTGGGCGATGGCGTGGCGGTAGCGACAAAGCGGTAGGGAACATCCGCAAACAAGGGAAGGAACTCCTGATAGGTCTTGGTACCGAAACCACGCAGCACGCTCGCTTCATCCAATGATGTTGCGGTGAAGTAGGAAGGTTCTATTCTTACACCATCTTCACCGTCGCGCACACGCTCGTAGTTCGTAACCATGATGTCAGTCTGACATATCATCACATCAGCCATAGTTCGTACATAGGTCACTTTCATGTGCAGATGTTGTTCCGCTTGTGTAAGAAACTCAACGACTACACGCTTGGGACATACTATCAGTCCTTTGCCACCTTTGTGTTTCAGGACTACCCGAAGTATCTCCAACTGAGTTACGGTTTTCTGCATACCGAAACTGGAGAATATCGCACGGCAACCGCCGGACACCGCCCAACGAACGGTATCTTTCACATGAGGATATAACGATGGGGTTAAATCATCCTGATTGACCTCGAACCCGGTCTGATGACTGATGGCCATCTTGTCTTTCAGAAATTCTATATATTCTTTCATGCTGTCATTCGTTGTTTAATTAGATTTATATTCTTCTCCACAAGACCAATGATACGATTGTGATAAGGCGAAACACCATTGCATACCGCCCTTGACTGCTCTACTTTCAAAGTTTTCAAATTCAGTTCCACAGTCTCGATGCGTTTCCCTTCGGTGTCCTTTGCAGAAAGTATCAGAGAATCCGGCCTCTTGTAATAGCCATTGTCATATACGCAATGGTGCATTACCGCACCTTCTTCCGCTATCTCGGCAACACTGCTTATCACCGTCACCATTATCTCACCGTCACCGAAGCACATACCGAAAAACTTCCCTTTGTCTTTCTTGTACACTTCTTCCCACTTGGCTGCCTCCTTGTACTTTTCCTCCAAACTCCGCTTCGCTTTCACCTTGCGTTTACGCTCCATCATCTTGTCGTGTGCTTCCATAAGGTTAGGCGGACAAACATATTTAGCGTTATGGGTGTCGAGGTTAAAGTATGCCAATGCTTCCAGATAGTCGAACCATAGGGAAGCATCCTGAACGATGTAATGATTCCGGTTGCAGATGTTAAGGGCATGCCGGAAAGGTATCTCGTAGTTATCCTTACGCAACATGTATTCAAAAACGGACAACTGCCCGGTCTTTACCAAAGTCTCGGCTAAGGGGTTGGTAAGCAGCTGGCAAATAGTATCCACAACAGAAACCCGTGCCATCTTCAATAATCGCCCCATCCAACCGTTGCGCCGGAGCAAGGGAGTGACTGATGCACGCGGATAGAGAAAATTTCCCGTCACATCAAAGACATCGTTCATCTCGTAATACCCGGAAGCACTTCCGTTGTGCTGCTTAACATCTGTCTTGCTATCGTAATCCCAACTGAAATGAAACGGGCTACGGGTGTATTTCTTCCCGGTTATTACTTCCTTGCCGCCATCCGTTATCCAATTCTGGAATACCTCATGGATGTACATACGGGTATCGCAACCATACACATTATCACGCAGCACATCGAATGTCCGTACTACCATCATGCCATGGAAGGATTGCACTACCGAATAGAGCTTTTCTTCGGAATTGGCCTTCCTGCTATGTCTGTGTTCCAAATTCAATGATTTCCCGCAGTTCGGGCAATAATGGGTTTCCATCTCCAGAGATACTGCCAGCATAGGCTTGCTCACACAGTCGATATACCCACAGCACTGGCACCACACCTCACCTTTCTTCAAATAGTAGCCTATTTTTGGAAACAGAGAAATGGCATATCTCCGTTGCGCATCCGTCAATGGCGGCAACTTGCCTGCCAATGCCATTGCGTGCTTCTCTAATTTCGTCCTCGGTTTCATTGTCCTATCAATGGTTTACACAGTTCAACAACTCTCTTGCAATCTTCCATATCGAACATACCAATATGACAAACTTCATGTGGTATGTTCAGTTGGTTTGTTGTTTTCCTTGCGAAGTATTTTGATTTCATTTCTTCAAGAGCTATGGTAATTTTGATTTTATTTCATTAATAAGTTCTTCATTGGATATGCAATAGCCAACATTAACTACATCACACAAATGCCTCTTTAAATCGGTTGGATTATCAAATTCAATAGGCTGTTTTCCAAAAGGGGTAATGCAACATTCTTTCTTATATACCTTATGCCCTCGTTTTTCTATTTCTTGAATCAAATCTTCATCAGAGGCTAAATCCATAAAATCATCGAAGTAATCATCCAAATATACATCCACATCGGCTGTAACTGTAATATAATCCCTCTTTTTATTCATATATGCTTTATTTTAAGTTCAACATTCACCGGCTTGTCTTTCATCGTGAAGAAAGCGTCAAGCAGCTTCTCCTTGATTGCCTTCAAAGGCTTTGTCAGTATATGGCTCTCTACTATTTCGAGAGGTATCCTCCTGTCGCTATACGTTATTAGGGACATGGAAATTATGATGTAGGGCTTCATATTCTTTCACTATCGGTTTACATAAATCAACAACTCGTTTACAATCCTCCACACCAAACATTCCTATGTGGCAAACTTCATGTGGTATTCCTAATTGAATAGATAACCACAAATAAGCTTTATTCCTATTTGAAGTGTTGGGGATATGTTTCTTCCAAATTTTATTGATAAGATTGGTCTTAGCTATTTGGTCAAAATAGAAGTGGGCTTCTTTCTTGGCTTCCCTTAGTTCTGTATTTGCCAGTCGTCCTAACGCTCGGTCTGTACCCTTATGCACACCGACATAAGCCATACAATCCCAGCATAGATATATCATCCCGTAAGAACGTCCATAAATAACAGAACTATCCACATATTCGGTACGATTACCACAATAAGGGCAAATCTTACCAGACAGAATACCATCCATAATTTAGAACAATGACATCTGTTGTACTTCAGTTTCTCCTTTCCTTGCTCGTGACGTTTTTTTCCTAAGCGATGCATATTGCTCTTCGGTCAAACGTTTTATCGCCGCTTCACGAGCCGCTTTCTTCTCCTCTTCCGTCAGTTCTACGGGTTGAAGCGTGGAGATGGATGCACGGGTTCCAGCAGGCATCTTGCTCACTTTGATGTCATCCTCATCGTAATAGTGGATAGCCATCCCGAATACCTCCTCGTCTGTCATGGCTACAGCATTACCCCGTTTCCGCGCCTCGCCCATGATGTAGGAACAGCACTCATCCAAATTCTTGTTTTCTTTTGCGTAGGACTTGGCGAACAGTTCGTCAGTCCTAGCACGTCCGTCAAGATGATTCTTGATAGCTTCTTTGAAAGTTTTGTTTTCCATAATTGCGTTACAAATAAGTTCTTAAACAGTAGTCCGCTATCCAGTAGCAGACAAAATAAAAAGCGGCATATACTGCCAGGATTGACAGAATAGTCGCTATCAGTTTGGTCTCTTTCATTTCAAATTCAGTTTTGCCCGTAAGTCGTCGGGCGGTTGGTGATTCCGTTTTACCGGAGCTTGTTGTTCCTCCAAAGCTTGGTTATTGCGTCGACGAATGATAATATCCAGTTCATCTGACCGTTCCCGAAGAAATTTCCGAAATGCTTCGCCAACGGTTATCGTATCGAAATAACCATAGAACTTACCATACCTTCCCAGCTTGAACCGTGCGACAAACAATATGAACTCCGTCAGTTTGATGTAGTGATACTGGCTAACGAACAGCCCAGAGAACTCATTCAAGGCATTTTCATCGGCCCCCTCCTTCGTGGAAGAAGCAAAATCAATGGTCAGTAACTGCGTCTTTACCCACAGAGACGAGGAACCATATCCGTACATCCGTTCAAGGTCTGACAGCGTGGGAGACTTCTCGCTGTACGCTTTCTCGGTATCTGCAAGAAGCATAGGCTGAAGAGACGTTGAATATGCGGCAGAAGCCTTGCTAAAGGTCGGGTATTTCTCCTTGATGGCTGATAGCATTACTTCCCTGCTCGATGGCTGCATATTCGTCAAGGAGGTTTCTTGCCTTTGCTGTTTTATCAGCATCCCGACTGTTTTGTCTTTGGGCTTGATTTTCTGTTTTTCCATTGTCCTGCTGTTTTTTCTCGATTATCCAAAGATTGGCCCGACTGTCCCAACGTTCCACCTTGGCACCAGTAGCAGTTTTCCAACCGAGACCGGAAAAGTGATTGTAGAAAATATCCGCTTGCAGTTCCCAATCGGGAAGTTTATCACGGAAATACTCTTTCACCTCTTCGGAGGTAGGTGGAATGAACTCTACCTTGGGTTTCGGAGGTTTCTTTTTCGGAGGTTGGTCCGGTGGGAATAACTCGCCAGAATTACCCACCTGTTTTTGTTTATGTTTATGTTTTATTATCTCGGCACCAACCTCGGCACCAACCTCGGCACCAACCTGCGCACCAACCTCGGTAAATTTTACCAAGGTGTACACTACATTCGGGCTTCCATTCTTCGTTTTGAAGTCAATCAATCCTACTTGTTTTAATCTATTCCGAGCATTTGACAAAGTCTTTAGAGAGGCTATGCTAAGGTCTGCAAGAACTTTACCATTGTTACGGTTAAACGTATTCGCCCACCTACAGAGGTTGTTAGTTTCTAACAGATAGAAATACAAAGCGGTTTCTGTGACAGTTAGCGAATATGCGTTATGTTGCAACCAGAAGTTCTTTATTAGCTCAATATAGTTCATAATAGGTAAGAATTGACTTCATTCATAAACTCAGTAAGAGAATGGCATACCACATATTTATTTCGGAACTTTTCAGCCTCTCTCTGCCATCTTATCTGCTCCTCGCTTTGTTTCCCTTTCGGTCTCTTCATTTCGATGCAAAGAGCGGAAAATCCTTTCTTAGGTACAAGCAGTATCAAATCGGAAACACCCCTTACACTTCCCTCGTACTTCATTTGTGCTCCAGTCCTGGCATCACGCTTTCCTCCGTTGGGAACGGCGAACAACATAAGACTCAAAGACGGGTATTGAATCCGGAACCAAGTCAGACAGCTATGCTGTATCTGACTTTCCGATTGCGGTGTAGTCTGTCTTTTTCTCATAATTTACCCTTGAATAAGTCCATAGCCATATCTACCACATTCTCCTTAACCACATCGTCCGTTCCGGTGACACCGTTAGCTATGCCTTTCTTCCGTTGGATAACACCATACATGTATTCATCAATGGTATTCCTGCCAAGGAAATAGTAACAGTTGACGTTATTCTTCTGCCCATTACGGTGTGCCCTATCTTCCGCCTGCTCACAGTCAGAAAAAGTCCATGGGAACTCGATGAAGGCTACACGGCTGGAAGCTGTCAAAGTGAGCCCGGTACCGCCCGATTTGTAGTTAAGGATAATCAACGTACAATCCGGATTGTTCTGGAAAGCATCCACAGCCATCTGCTTCTGGGCAGCATTATCCTCGCCGGTAACAGTCACTGCTTTCGGAAACATATTCTTCAGCTCCATTACCACTTCTTTCAGGTAGGCAAAGACAATCAGCTTTTCCCCACCGTCTATCACGTCATGTATGAATTCGGCAGCCGCCTTGATTTTTCCACGCGCAGAAATGGCTTTCAATATTCCCATGCGGACCATCACCTCGCCCCTCATGGACTTGGCTATCTTCTCATCATCCGCATTCTTGTAGACACGCAGATATTGTATGAGGTCGTTTTCCGCTTTTTCATACTCAAGCCGTGTGGTGATATCCATCTCGATATACTGACGTGTCTTGTCTGGAAGCTGCGTCAACACTTTAGCTTTTTCACGCCGGAAGAAGCAGGTATTCCAAAGGCGCCAGTTCAGTTCTTTTAGATTGGAGGCTTTCTTCGGCCCATTACAGAAACGTTCGGTGAATGTCTTATACCCTCCAAAATCCTCCAACCGTCCCATTATCTTGAGTTGCTGTATAAGGTCAGTATTATCGTTTACTACCGGTGTTCCCGTCAGTTCAAGAATGAAATCCTTGCCTTTACAAATGCCCTCAACAAACTTGCTCTGCTGGGTTTTGGTAGACTTGCACTTATGCGACTCGTCAATGATTACAGACTTGAAAAGGGTTATACGTGGGTCAAAGGTGATTGATTTCAGCGTAAACCGCGTGTCATTCTTCACATCCAATACAAAGAACTTTTTCAGGCTCTCGTAGTTAGTGATGAAGATGTCACAACACTTGGTTTCAATGAAGCGCTGCCAAGTATTTTTGTTCTTGTCATCAAGGATTAGCGCCTGCTTTCCAGCAAATTTCTTGAACTCACGCTGCCAATTTATTTTAAGTGCTGCCGGACATACAACAAGGCACGGATAGGATTTTGCAATCGTCACCGTGCCTATTGCCTGCAAGGTCTTACCGAGTCCCGGCTGGTCACCGAAGATACACCGTTTATGGGCCAGAGCATAGGCTATGCCCTCCTTCTGGTAATCGTACGGTTCAAGCAGCAATCCGTGGGGAACGGTCAGCTGCGGCATCGGAGCAATGTCAAAGCTCATATCGACCTTTCTTTGCTCCGACCGTTGTACGGAACCGCAGAATCCCTGCTGTACCGCCCATTTCGCCATTGTATCAACATACCATTCATCAGCCAAGTCAACCCACCACGCCTTTTCATTGAAAAGATATGCTTTCTTTGCGTTAGCCTTGACTGATGGAATATTGTTCACGCATTTAACCAACATCGGATGATACATGAATTTCAGTTTGAAGCCGTCCGGATATTTGGTGATACAAAAAGGTGCTGCCATATCAAGCTGCCGGCTCTTTAATCTTCACTTTTTTACTTTTGTTTCTCGGCTTCACTTTCTTCCCGTCAATCGTCAGAGTAGTGCCACTCTGTTCCACCACTTGTTTAAGGAACTCATTCGCTTCCTCTTCAAATGCAGCATCTCCCACCGGGTCGGCTGCAATGTCCGTAGGAATATCCCCATCGAACGGAAGTTCCTGCTGGACTACCGCCCATTTCTTAGCGGTAAGATACTGTTCCACCTCATAATTACATGCCTCAATTGCCTGCTGCAGTTCGAATGCATGCTTATATTCCTCGTTCTCATTGTTGAACATGGTAAACGGAGCTATAAGGTTAAGCACCTTCTTACTTTTAAGAAAACGTTTTCCAACCAATACCACACCTTCATTGTCATCCGAACCGCTAACTGTGTAGCCCGTGACCTCGAATGTAGAGAAGATTTCTTCCGGCAGTTCATCTATGGAGTCCTTTCCATCAGCTTCTTTCTGCTCACAGAGGAAAGCAAGGTGAGGAATCAATTCGTTAAACGCTGCACGCAAATCCTTATGGATAAGATTCTTTCCCTCAATGGTTACATTGTCCTCATTCTCGTTCTTGAAAGAGGCAACAAGCGTGTTGTCTTTCGTGATTTTTGCTTTGGTGATATTCATTTCTACCTCCTGTCTTTATATTCGTTGATAAATTCGTTATAGTAACGGTCAGCCGGAAGAGGGAGCGTTATTCCCAGTTCGGCAGCAGCATCGGCCTGAACCTTATTTAGAAAGTCAGTCATCTGCACTGTATTGAGTTTCGATGTGCTTCCGGCAATGACCATTTCTTTTCCTCTGAAATACGAAGTCCTTCTGAGAAAGTGGTTACAATAGTAATCGTGTACATCCTGCTTGTCCGTCCCGGTCTCCTGCTCAATACAAGTAAACCACAACCACATAAGCGCATTCTGTGACAGCGTCCTTGGCTCTGTGAACCTTTCGATTTTTACACGATACCGACCATTACGAAGCTGGGAACACATGAAGTCAAAAGACTTGCTTATGTGTACCTCGCCGTTGACCTTTTCCAGAATTGCTTCTTGTGCCATTACTCTAATCCAAAGATTTTTTTATCAGAAATAATGTCTCGATTTGCTTCCAAAAACTCTATGAAATGCTCGCAGTGTGCCGTAAGCAGCTTAACCGTCTGTTCATGGTTATAAGTGTAGTATTCCGGGTATTGCGTTCCGCTAATTAGTGGCGTCCGGCTGGTACCGCCCTTCATCTGATAGGCAGTGTACTCAAACGCTTTCACGCTTTCCATCTGACTGGAAGCAATCAGACAGTAAGGATATACATGGCGCTGCCAGCCGTGTTCATACTTACCAAAATCATACTTAGATGTTGTCTTGATATCATATACGGTATCACGAACGAGCTCATCTATATACCCATAAAGCTCCACATCACCATAGCGAGTGGGAATGACTGCGGACACAAAGACTTGGGACAATGCACCGGAAAAATACTTCGACTGCTCTATACACCAGCTACGGTCAAATAAGAAATTACGCTCTGGCGCGATATCAGTAGCAGGAAAATATACCTGAATGGTATTCGTTTCTCCATCACCGATAATGGTGTATGGCTCCCGTTCGCTTGGTATATGCTTTTTCTTGTGGATATAGCAGTCTATGACAGCATTAAAGGCCGTTCCTTTATCAGCTGCCTCACTCTCAAACGGGACACGGTTTATCGCATCAAGTAGGCTTTGCTTCAGCTCCGCTTCAATTTCTTCCGGACTTTTCTTGTATTCTCCCGTTTCATTATCGACATTCCAGAAGCTCTCTACCTGCTCATCAGCCCGTAAATACTGCTCGAATTTATCGAGCAGTGACGGGTAGAATCTGTACTTAGGCTGCTGGCTCATACTTATTACTGAGTTTATTGAACTTCAAACCTAACTTTTTGCATTTCTCGTTAAGCAGCATGCCAGCCCGAACTTTACTATCAAAGATATGCGTCATTCCCGCAATAGCTTCCCGAACAGAATTGGCAGATTGAACATCTGTTACTTGTTCCACCGTGTCACGGATAGCGTCAAGAATAGCATCATATTCGGAAGATAGTTCCGTTTGTTTGGTCTGATACCCCTTGTAGGTATTAATGATATTCGTCATAAAATCATTCTTACCCGTTACGGTACCGGACTCATCAATGATAACGGGTATCTTGATACGAGAAGGAAGATTACATGTGTTCTTGCCGTAGAACTTCTCGCACGGGTCAAAAGAAATAGTTCTATCTTTACCGATAGCTTCCATGTAACCAACCAAATCCAACTCCTTAATCAAATCACCGGCAGATGAGCCACCAATCTCCGGACGTATCTGTTTTTCGTCGCCTACTTTCTCCTCCCGTTCATGAGCCACGAAGATAACAGACTTGCCCATGAGTGTGACTTGATTAACGAAGTTGATGAACATGTTCTTACGTACTCCATACCCCTGCAGGGAAAGGGTACCATCCGCTTTCTTCATCTTCGGATTCGCTGCCATAATCGCCTTATCCATAAAAGAAAGCATCTTTCCGGCAGTATCAATCACAATAGTGGAAAACTCCTTGATTTCTTCGGACGAAAGTACCTGGTTCGTCTCGTCCCAGCTTGTAATCTGGACGGTCGGTACACGATGGGCGGCATTGACACGGTGAATACCGCCGTCATAATCGAACAATACCGGATTGGGAGCCGATAATGCAAGAGTTGTTTTTCCCATGCCAGGTTGGCCGTAAATCAGTGCTGACAAGGTAGTCTTAACGGTCAGCTCGTTAGGTCTTTTGATAAGTCCCATAATAGAAAATATTAAAGTGGTTAATAAAAAAATAGCCAAAGGAAAGCCCCGAAGCGTATTCTCCGGGGCGCAAACGACAAATACTCCTAATCCTATCCGATTTCGCATTACCTTTCAGATAGAGTCAACGGCTAACCGATGCCGCGCGGATGATTCCCTGCGCTATCTTCGCCCTACTCTCGGACTAAAAGCGGATTTTCTCTCATAAAGGGTTGTAGAAACGGATGGATTCGAACCACCGACCGCCGCTTGTGGTGCTCTCCCATTAAGCTAAGAATCTACTTGAGAGAATCGAACTCTCAACCTTCCACCACACACGGTGCTCTATCCACTGAGCTACGTTCCCAGAATAAGTGAACTATTTTCACAAACCGTTCACCTTGAAACACAAACAAAAAATAAAACACGACAAAACTACTAAATAGCCCTCTCTTGGGTTGTGGACGTTGACGGGCTCGAACCGCCAATCTCCTCAAATGAGTCGTGTTAGCCATTACACCGAACGCCCATATTTGCCTACCATATCTTCACAGACCGGGCAGGCAGGTTAACAAAGTTGCTCCCAGATAGGCGGTCAAGCCACACTGGGATAGTCACTTAAAACAAAAGCAAAATAAAAACTTAAATGAGGACTCTCACCTCACGTTGTCCTTTACAACGGTATTCTTGGTTAAACAATAGAAGTCGTGGGTAATACGGGACTTGAACACCGTGACCTATACATGATGAAACCTTTAAATAATACCATGACAAACTACAAATACCAATATCATGTACCGCTCTACCTGACTGAGCTAATTACCCGTGTCTGCCACGGCTCTCACGAGCGGCGGCAACTAACAGTCTAACTTAAAAATCAATCTAATTTATGAGTAATACACTTCCTCCGCTGAGGTTTATATCTTGAATGCCTTCTTCATCTCCATAGCGAAGAAGAACGAATAGCATATTCCTATCACATTGTAGAACCAACATTCCATGTTTTCGTTGAATACCAACAAACAAGGAGTAGCTAATACATTAAGCAATAGCACGTTGAGAATCATTCTTTTCATGTTTCTTGTTTTTTCTCGGTTTTCTACGTTTGATTATTGCGAATTTCAGTACATCTGCCGCATTACAGAACCACTTTCCATTTTGCTTATTGGTGGGCTTATCACTTCTTATTTTTCCTTCCTCTATTAACTTTATAAGCCTTCCCAAGCCACCGACCAATGAAGCGGATTTTCTTTGACCGAAAGTTTCATTCTCCATAATGAACAATACATCTGCCAACTTCGCCTCTGCCGTTCCATCAATCAATATTGTAGAACGCCATTGATTGTTATGAGTGTATATCATACTTCCAAAAAATTAAAGTCATTACTATTCCTTTTACCAAACCTCATATACCGCATGGCTGTCCGTGTCCGTGAGGGTATTCTCATTCTCCGTAAATCAATATCATTGCAAGTGACCTGCATCAATAAGAACAGAATGGAGAATAGGAATTCAAGCCCGTGTCTGCGTAATTCCTTCAAATCAAAATCACGCTTAAGCCTATCACAAATCATATACAGAAGCAGTTCCGTATCTTTGGAGATACCCAGCTTCCGATATATCGCCCTTTTCTGGGTCTTGACAGTCCAAACCGATTTATTCAGATTGTCCGCCACCTCCTTGTCGGCAAGCCCCTTGCAGTACTCATTCGCGACAAGCAGTTCCGTAGGAGAAAGGGAAATCATCATGCGACCCTTTCCACATCAAAAATACCTTTCCTCTTGTCAACCTCCCCTACTTTCCAGTCAGCATCCTCAACGCAGAACTCCAATCTCAATCGGGGGATAATTGTCCCCTTTATGGAATTATACGCCTTAACCGGAAAAGTTAGAACTTCCCCTACCTCCATATCTCTCAAAGCCGGAGTGTAGTTTTCTGTGATTATTCGCTTTTTCATCGCTATAAAATTTTAATGATTAGTATTTGAGCTCTCCCGAGCCAATCCGATTGGCGGCATCACGCTTTATTCGGGAGATTTACTTAACTTTGCATTGCCACATTTAAAATTAAGTAAGCATGAGTAGTGAAAGAAATCTAATCAGACTCTACATGCGTTCTCTGGATGAACGAACAGAATGGGTATTCAAAATACAAACAACACTTTTAATGGTAGCTTCAACCACCTTTGCAGTAATCATTTCTTTAAGCAGTCCTTCAGAGGACAGTCTTTGCAACAAGCTTCTCCTTGTGACTGCAATATGCGTAAATGCACTCTGTATCCTTTTCTCTGGAATATCTTTATACGAGAATAGAGTGTTGAGCAATCAAGCTGTGCGCACCTATCGGGAATACCTAAGAAAATATCATAACGGGGAATTACCGCACGGTCAAGCTTACGTATATGAAAGCATACCAAAAAGAAAAATCTTCGTATTCTGTGAAGGATGTTCGTATGTCTCATTCCTGCTGTTTATCATCGTATTGGTTACATATACTATTGTAAGGAGTTTCTGTTAATTATTTCATGTTACGAAGTATCTTTTTAAAAAACCCTCCAACAAAAGTATAGCACAAAGGGGAACAGTACCATTTGAACAATAGTCTGTATCACATAATTCACAGACAAGGCATCAATCGCATACTCGATTGGTGAATCCTTAATGTAATCTATTATTTCATTCATATTCTCTCTATTTTCGATTAATATTCGTGCCCCGATAAGCTCTCTCTGCTCTTCCCACCGGAGTTATCAGCTACTGTACTTCGCTGCATGACCGTTCGGGGCATGTCGGCTTCCTATTTCGCACCGTTGCAAATCTTT